GTGGAATTATTCCGACAAGAACCCAGAACCAAAACAGTGGGTATCCAGAAGGATACATCCCAGCACCAACACAAGAAGGTGTACCAGCACTTCTTCATGGTGGAGAATACATTCTTAATGCGAAGGCAGTTCAAAGAATTGGTATAGGTGCTTTGAATAAGATGAATAACAACCTTCTTCCAAGATTCCTTAAGGGTGGTCAAGTACCAAAGAGGAGTGGGGCGATAGCTCCAAAGAAGGGTGACGGAACATTAAACGGTCCCTACGGAACCGTTGTTAAGCCAGTTGTACCAGGAAATATAAATCTTAATAAACTACCTGTAGTAAAAAACAATATCAAAGGTGAAGGCGGGGTAAGCACAGTTAGGTCACTCAGTATTGGAACAGATCGTGGCACAATGCTTCTTCCAACAGTTGTTAATGGAAAAATTATAAGTGATCAACAAGCAATAAAGTTTGCAATAAATAGCGGTAAGAATTTAGGAGTCTATAAAGATGATGCTACTGCTGAAATGGCTGCACAACTTATCCATATGTCGGAAGCAAATAGAGTTGGAAGAGCAAATCCTTCAAGCACAAGAGGAAGTGCGGATAGGATTGTAATTAAGCCAAGTGTGTCTGGAAATAGAGTTGTTGCTGACAGGGTTCCAACAGTAACAAATCCTTCAATGAACACCCCGTCTGCAGACTCAATTGATAGATATTTTGCCGCTACAAAGCGTCAGATGCAAATGGCTACTCCTCTAGGTAAAGCTCGTTTGGAGAGAGAAGAGGCTGGGTATGTTCAGCCAAAATATGACTGGACAAATATGACTAAGTTCGGAATGGGTGGACTTACACTTGCTGCTGACTTGATTGCAACTCGTTTTGGTGGTCCTATTGCTGGTGCTGTTGCTACTGGATCAACATATAATTTAACTAATAGACTCGGAAACTATCTTGCAAGCACAGGAGCCGCTCCTGGATTTAAGGGCGACACTTCACTGAAGGGATCTATTATGGCAGGAGGGCTGTCTCTTGCAGGTTATGGTGTTGCAAAACTTCTTGGGAAAGCACCTGGTGTAGCTAAGAATATTTTCCGTAAATATCTACCTACCGAAGAGACATACAATGCAGGAAAGGCTTATCAAAAAGAGTTTATTGACTGGGCTAATACGCATGCTGTACCAAGAGCTGGTGCTGGTTGGGAAGATGCGCAAGGGTTGTATCTTCAAACCTTGAAGAGCAAGGAATATACATCTCTTGCTAGACAAGTTGAAAATTATGAAATAATGCCAAAGAGGCTTAATTATGTACAAAGATTAATGGCATTATCTGGTCTAGGAGAGCCTACTCGTAAAATACTTGAGCACATTCCATTTATAAAGAGTCCAAATAAATATGCAGGGTCATCTAACTTTGATAGTAAAGAATATAATCTTATCAGTGATCCAAGATCAGATCGTGCTGATTGGACAGAAGTCTATAGCAATGATGGTAAAAAAATTGTTTTAAACAATCTATCTGAAATGATTGCATATCATAATCATAGAGCTACTTTTGTAGATGGACTGCCAAATACAATGCGCACAGCAAAGAAGGCGTTAAAGATAGCAGCTAATACATGGGGAACTGCCCTAGGTATCAATGCAGATGTCGTGCAGGGACCAGAATTTGAGCTAGGTCCAAGCTACGCTAGATTAGAATATATAACAAATCAATATTCAAAAAAACAAAATGGATTTGGGATAGGTGTTTACCCATATAGTGAAGATGATGGAAGTGAGGCTCATGCGAGTGTCCTTAGTTTCCCTAGTAATGAGCGATATGCTGTTCCTCGCCCAAGAATGACTTCTGAGTTGGGGGTTAATTGGAATGGGGCGGGTAAATTAGCTGAGGTTACTAATTCCACAGCTGCACTTCTTCCAGGTGTATTTGATTCAGTGTTTGCAAAATCAGCAGAGTTGGTAGGAAGAATTCCAACGCCAGAAATACTTGATTGGACTAAGGGGGATCCTCTTAACTCAGGAGAATCTGTAGACATGTCACCGTTCAAATACGCTAGTCTCCTGGTTGCTAAACTCACAGACCCAGTTGGTGTAGTAGCCGATACTTTGATTCATGAAATGGGTCATGTGTTTAATTTAGATCATCCACATTCATACGATATTAGTGGAAGAGTTCAAAATCAATCAATTATGTCTTATGAAACCCCCTATGCAAATAGATCATTACTCCCAGGCGATATTGCTGGCTTAAAAGCTATGCTTAGTGTGAGAGATTATAATGCTGTAAATATTCCTCGTTTTAAAACAGGTGGTTATGTTCCTGGCGCTCCTTCAATGGCAATTCCTGCAATCTTGCATGGTGGTGAATATGTTGTGAACGCTGATGCTGTAAGAAACATGGGTGTAAGAACAATGCAAAGCATTAACCAATCAAAGTTTAGAGCACCTTCTGGAACCCCATCATACGCAAGCGGTGGTGGATCAACTAGCGTATCCACCGTGAATATCAATGTTGACACATTTGTTGGTGAAGAAGAATGGTTTAAGAGTATGATGAAGAGTTACAATGTTAATGTCCTTCCAAAACAACAGAAAGCCGCTGGTGTGGAGACAAGAACATTCACAAGCTACAACGGAATAAACCAGGGGTTATAAATGCCAACAATTCAAAATCAACAGCCTAATACAACCCATCTTGTTGTGCTTAATGGCACAGAGATTACGGAGCATGGTCGGACCATGAGTAGCACTATGTCAACATCGGCATCTAATGTTGAGTTGCTTAATGGGAATAAGCGAAGATTCATTAAGAATGCAAAGAACAACTATACTCTTTCGTTTACATACCTCCCAGACATGTCGGAAAGAACCATTGATGGTCGTGTTGCAAGAAACTTTCTTTATGCATTAGCAAAGACACCATCATCAGCAACCTTTTCAATTATTCTTGATCCAGCAGAACCTGCTTACAATACGGTGGTTTATGTTGAGTCATATACTGAAACATTAGTGAGAAGAGATATTCCCAACCAGTGTGCATACTACAATGTTGAGATTTCTCTTAAAGAGAAATAAGAGATGTCTGATAGTTTTTATTCATTTAGTGAACCACTTAATCGTGGTATAGATTTTTATCAAGCAGATGCTGCTGATGTTGTAGTCAATCTTAGCAGTAGTGTAACGCTAACAGTAACATCGTATCAAATACGACTTGCAAATATTACGATTGCATCTAATTCTGATCTTGTATCAAATTCATATAAAATTGCACACGCATCAGCTAATCTGGCAGTTGATGGTGCAACTGTTATTGTCGCAACAGAAAGACAGGATGGCGATGTTGTAATTTCAGCAGAAGTCCTTGTTGAAACAAACATTACAAAGATTGCCTATGCGGGTGCATCAATCTCTGCCAGCTCTGAGTCTAGTATAAGCGGGACAAAGATTTCAATATCTTCATGCTCAATGAGCATAGATTCGTCTGTATCAGTGTCCATGATGAAAATATCACATGGCGCTTCTCAGATAGGCATTCTTTCATCAATGCTTTCAAGCGGAACACGAATTACCTTTGGTCGTGCAAATCTATCTGGCGAAGTTAGTCTATTCATAGCTGGAAAGATAGTTCTTGCAACAATTAGAATTAATATATTAAATAACTCTAATATACGAGCAGAAGCAATTAGATTTAGCAATAACATTACTGCTGACTCTTCATTAATCAGAGCGCTACTCATACTTGATGGAAAACCATTAACCAACCAAAGTCGCACACTTGATTCATCCGTTGCTCCGTTATACATTGAGAACACAAATTGGTCAGGAAATTCATCTCGTTATTACAAGAACAATGCTGCTGGTAGTGCGGCGAAGAGGACATTTAATATAAATTGGAGCTTTATCCCTAATTATAGTGATAGAACAGTAGATTATAAAGAGGGAAGAAATTATATAAAGTCATTATCAATGGATGCTGATACTCATACGCTTACAATTATAAATCAAGATGAAGACGGGGTAACTCCATACACAGAGGAGCAAATCACTGTATTTATTTCAAACTTCTCTGAGAACTTAATTAGAAGAGATCTTGTAGATGATGTATACTATTTTAGCTGCGCAATGACGCTGGAAGAGGTATAAATGTTAACATCTGGACTATACGGTAAAGATCTATCTAATTCATTTAATTCAGCTATAGTAGCGCCAGCTCAGAAAATTAAGCCTAAGGTTATTATTAAATGGCTGGACAGTCGTCACTTAGATAATCTTGTTGTAACAACAAATGATGCGCCATCTGTTAATTCGTATCCTTCAAGAGGATTTTTCTTCCCTGCATCAGAAGCCTTTAATGGCATTAGGAGACAGTCATTTACATGGGCTGTTGCTGGAGCCCTGGATGCTGATGGCGATGTGATAAGGGCGGATGGTTCTTGGTATGCAATGCCTTCGTTAACAACAAATGATCTATCTAATACCCAGATGGGTAGTAGTTTAGAGTTTGGATGGTGGTCTAATAGTGTAAGTAATTCAAATACTCATGCTACATATGACGGGTATGGTTTTGTTACAAGTCCATATATACAAGCTACATTCACAACAAGAAAAGTAAATAAGATTCGTATAATTACATCGGAGTTTTATGGACAAATCTCTACATACCTACTGCAAGCATATGACGGGTCATTGAATCTTATTCTTAATGAGACTGGTACTATCCCTGATGATGGTTACTATAGAGATCACATTCTCTCAGAGGCATTGTCTACAAATAATATTTCAAAAATAAAAGTTACTGTGTATACAACTAAAAATCCAGGAGACTATGCTAGGATTCAGGAAATTGTTCCTATTTACGAGGAAGATATCAGTGAATATGTAATGTCATATTCAGTAAATAGAACAAGGGATATACACTCAACTAGCTTGCCAATCGGTGGTTCTGAAACTGCATCAGTTGATTTAAAACTTGATAATACTGGAAAACTGTTTAATATTTTTAATAGTGCATCTACATATGGTAAATACATGGCTAAAGACCTTGAGGTTGAAATATACACTGGGTGGAGAATTAAGAAACCTAGTAGTGATTACCTAAATAGCTCTGTATTAACAACACAACTCCAGGCAAATATTTCAAACTCATCTTCAACATTTTCTGTGCTTGATAAATCATCCCTTCCGTCTGGCGGTGCTGGTAATTACTTTACTGTGGTTATTGATGAAGGGACACAATCCGAGGAAGTAATCTTGTGCTCATCAGTTGATTCTTCAAGTGTTGTGACGGTGTTAGAAAGAGGTTACGGAGATACTATCGCTAAATCACATACTGTCGGTGCGACAATATCGTTTGATATTTATGAATATGTAAAGAACGGTACTTTTTATGTAGATGAATGGACAGTCGGAACTGATATGACTGTTGGTGCAAATCTCCAGGACTGGAGCAAATTTCTTTCTGAAAGGTCAATTAATTATGGTTTCTTTTTACAGAACGCCTATGTTGGTGATGCTGTAAAGAATCTTTTGATGAGAGCAAATTTTCCAAGCGCTGATATTAAAAAGTTAAATACTTATAAACAGGGTGCAAAAGATCGTGAGGCTGTGTCTCTATATTCGTTCAATGAGCAAACAATTGATAGAAGTGGAAATAGCATTATTCCGTCAACTGGGTTAAGAGCTCGTTTTTGGGGAATGCCAACGAATCAAAAAAATGTCCAGTCAGTTAAAGACATTGTTGCTGATGCTATTGATAAAGAATTATCACCAATGGATAAAGCCTTGGGCGAAAAAAGTTTCGTATCTCCAACATTAACATTACTGTCAAAAAATATATCAACATCAAACACCAATTCTCTAAACCTATCAAATTATTCTTTCACGGGTAATGATTCGGCTATATATTCTGAGTATTTCAATGGGGTGTTTGATGGTTACTACATCCCTACCGACTCTGGTCTACAGAAACTAATTGTTTTTATTTCATATGGTGGTGTTAGGTTGTATCTTGATGATATTCTAATCCTTGATAAATACCAGACAACTACTAGTTCAACTAGGTATGAATCAAGCATGGTAAATCTATCAGCTGGTGTTCCAAGAAAAATAAGAATAGAGTTCTTTCACTCATTTAATAATTCTGGCTCAGCATCATTTAGTATATCGCTATACAAAGCGCTGAGCGGCGGTTCGGATGCAATTGTATCAGCAGCAGAATGTTGCACGATTGTTCCATTGGATGCGATTGGAAGCAAGAACTCCTCATCCACATGGTCAACTGCGGATTCATACAATCACAGAAACAATGGCGTATACATTAACAATCCAAAGCTAAGTCAACCGACTGGTCTCACATCTGACTTATCCGATAAATCAGTGCTCCTAGAATCTAATTCATATGTAAGAATACCATATACTGTAATGAATGATTTATCCTATAAAGACAAGTGGACAATAGAGTTTTTTGGGAAATTTCATAATGGTAGTTTTGCTACGGATGGTGAGTATATAAGTAACTGGAATAATTCAACTTCAACATCTGGTTTTGAATTTTTTAATAATTCAACTTCAAATGGGTTTAAGATAAAAACTGTCTTGGGTAATAGTGCAGTTGTAACAGAAACTGTTTCATCAAATGTTGCTTTGTCAAACTCATCCTTTTCTCATATCGCCGTAACATATGATGGTTCTTCATTAAAGTATTTTGTAAATGGTGATTTGAAAGATACCGAGGTTGTTGAAGGAGCAGTGATTTCTTCGGCATCAAAAGATATCACTATCGGAGGAAGAGGTGCATCTTACACACCAGTTACTGGTGTAGAAATAGCGCCTAGTTCAGTTAGAAGTTTTTATGCTGATGAGTTTGCCATTTATGGCGAATCTCTTGCGGATGATGAAATTAAAAATAGATACATTGAGTCTGCAATGCAACCACTCACTCAGTTTGCATTTTTGTACGGTAATGAAACATCAATTCGTGAAATTATGAATGACATTACATTTGCGGACATGGGTCGTATTTATATAGATGAAAATGATAAAGCTAAATATGAACACTTCTATAGATTCTTTGAACCATCAATTGATCAGCATGCAAATGTTCAGTCATATTTTAGTGACTCAACTAATATTACAAATAGCAATTATAATGTTTCGCTTCAATGTAATAAGGTTGTTATACCTATCTCATCAATTCAGACATCTACAAATGCTGTTCAGTCTTTATGGATAGCACCAGATGGTTCAAGCTTGGCTACAACAAAGCTGACTTCCAATCTGGCATCAAATGCAAATGTTGCATATGTATCAACAACGCTGGATCCTGTTTATGCAGAGACTGGGTATATCAAGATAAATAGTGAGATTATTAAATATATTTCAAAAACAGCTACATCATTTAACGGCTTAGAGAGAGCGCAGTATCAAACAACTGCTGCCGCTCATGTTGCTGATGATAAGGTTCGTGAGTCTCGCTACTATGATATTAAGTTTGACAAGGCTCCAGCCTATAACATAAAAGCACCATTCATCAGTGCGATTTTGTTTGAAAACCCAAAGAAGGTTGAAATCACAAAGTATTTACCATATCCATACGGTGCTGAGATGATTCTATCTGCAAGTGAGGATTCTGAAGTTGGCGGGCTCGTATTTCTACAAGGAACTGACCCTTTAACAAAGTATCCATACGCAACTGTATTGAGCGGAACAGCGGTGATGATGAGTGAGCAGAATGTTCAGGTTAAGGAACAGTCAGCTTCTTTGGCTGACAGTATTAAGAAGTACGGTGTTAAGGATGTAACAATTCAAAGCCCGTTTATTACGGATTCAGTTCATGCTAAAAAACTTGCTGATTTTATTATTGAAAAAACACAAATACCTGTTCCAATCATTAATCTTGATGTAACAGCAATGCCAAAAATCCAATTGGGTGATAGAATTAGAGTAACAAATCTGAGTGCTTTGGATATTACAAACACTGATTATTGGGTTATTTCTCATAATACAACCATTGGGGATAATGTATCTCAAAATCTGGTGTTAAGGAAGGTTTCATAATGCCTAGTGAGAATACGATATACTTCTTCCCTGGTCGTGGTGGGCACTCTCATGATGGGAATAATTCAAGCCTAATTGATACCTCTCAGTATTCTTTGTTTGATTTCTCATGGGGTTTGCTTGGGGATCCAGATAGAAGGTCAACACAGTCTCGTAATTACGATAGCTTTAAAAACTTTGTCGTAGAGACTGTCAACTCATCACTGATTGAGCCAGCAGGTCTTGTCCTTCAGCCTGGAATTGTGAACGGATCTGCTCATATTATTTCAAGATCAATTGAGGCTAATTCAATTGCGGCAAATGCATTGACCGCAAATGAAATTGCTGCGAACACAATTACTTCAAATGAGCTTACAGCCAACTTTGTTCTTGTAAATACCATCATTGCCAGTAACAATTTTAATGGTACATATAATGCAAATACTTTTGCGTTTAGTAATGCGGGGACTACTGGCTGGGCTATTACAAGCTCAGGAGATGCTGTGTTTACAAATGGACAATTCAGAGGAAACCTCTTTGTTGGTGCTAACGATTATTGGTATTCAAACGGCGCTTTTGCTCTTGGCGGGAACACTGGTATTTATAGAAGTGCTGGTGGGGGAATTACTCTTGGTGCGAATGTAACGATACAAGGTGGAGTAGTGGCAACCTCTGTTGCAACTCCAGGTATTGATATTGACGCAAACGGTAATCTAACATCAAATGCTAGTACTTTTGGTATTTATGCTAATGGTGCTATATTTACATCAAGTGGTAATTTTAGCGTTGACACATCTGGAAACCTTTATGCTGAAAATGCAGTAATTTATGGAGAGATAAATGCAACATCGGGGAGCATCAGTGGTGATTTAGTAAGCGGTGGAACAATTTCTGGCGTTGAGCTTCAGATAGGAAGCAATTTCGCTGTTGATGCATCTGGTAATTTATCTGCACAAAATGCATCAATTTCAGGTACAATTACTACAGGAAGTATAACTGGTGATCTAACCTTGACAAACACTGGTCAAGTGCTTGGTCCTGGGCAAGTAAATGTATACGGCGTAATGGCTGATATTATCATAGCTAACGGCGAATTTGCACTAGGGAATAATATTGGAATCAAAAGTCTTGGCAATTTTTCAACCACATCTTCCAGCACAACTGCTCGTATTCATGCACCTGGAAGCGGTGGAGAGATTATTCGGGGACCATCATCACTGCGTGAGCTAAAATATAATATTCAAGACATCAATAATGCGCTTGATATTCTCAATCAAATTAGACCTCGCCAATATAACTGGCATATTGATGGAATTGATAAACTTGACCCAACAACAAATAAGCCGTGGTCAGATGAAGCTAGGGCGATTGCGGATTTAAGTATTAGTTACGGATTTATTGCTCAGGAAATTGGTGAAGATTGCCCTGCTCTAACAGTCTACAAATCACCCAGTCTTGACCTACCAAAAGACCAACCTGGCGGTTATTATGATTTAAGCGCTTGGACACCAGCAATGTGGAAAGAAATGGATATGATTCCACTACTTGTGAAGGCAGTGCAAGAATTAAGTGAAAAAATACAGTCACTAGAGGCAAGACTTACCGAGATAGAAGGGTAAATGAGGTATAATAGATAAATGGCTTACGAGAACTATTCACAAGTTTCATGGACTGATGGAACCCCAATTACTGGAGACAGACTTCAGCAGATGTCTACAAACATCCAGCAGGTCAAAGAGGCTACAACTGATAGCCCTGAAGGTGTTAAAAAGCTTAAAACTGTAACAAGTAATACTGCTTCATACACAGACTTTGCAAACACTCACGAGATTATCAACCTATCAGATGAGTCAGGAACTGGCGGTGGAGACAATCGTGTTACTATATCTGCAAATAGATTTTATAGAGTAACTCTTAACTTTACTGGATTTGTTGTTGATACAAAAGGTGCTGAGGACTGCACATATATATTAAGCCTTCATACTGGAACTCATGGTTCCGCTAACACAATGATTTACTCAGCTAGATTCACTCCACCACCTTTTGCTTATATTGATGTCTCTACGCTTGGAGCAAATGCTACTATATCAAATATTGCATTAAGAAATAATTCTTATGACTCTAGGTTTGGAGCAGGATCTCATTCAGTTGTTCTTCAAAGCAATATATCTGGATTTAGCAATGAAGTTTTTTTTGCAGCTATCAATCGTATTCAGGGTGCAAGCGCAACAAATGCCCCAGCTTACTATGTGCCAGCGTCAGCAACTGTGCAACCCCTTCAGATGTATGTTGAAGATGTAGGTGGAGCAGCATAGTTGGCTAAACCAAAGCTCGCATCGCAGAGAACGGACATAGATTGGTCTGCGAAGTTTGCATCTGGTGAAGATAGTCCTAATTATAGCGGTGGTAAATACATTGATGATAAAGGTTATGTTCGGGTTTTAAAGCCAGATCATCCTAAAAATATTCGTGGGTATACTTATGAGCATCGCCTTGTTATTGAAAGATATCTAGGCAGATATCTTCAAGCCTGGGAAACTGTTCATCATATTAACGAGATTAAAGCTGATAACAGGTTAGATAATTTATTTTTGTGTTCATCGCAAGAACATAGCGCCCTTCATAAAGAGGGTAATAAGATGTCAGATGAGAATCGGAAGAAAATGAGGGACAATGCTAACAAGAATAAACCTCATACAAAAAAGAAAAATGCTTCAAAAATAATTGCAATAAAAAAAAGACTTCCATAGCAACTTCTTGAATATCCTTATGATATGATTGACGAGAACCAAAGGAGTCCTTATGAAAGTTTGTGCAACAGAAGGCTGTGATATTCAATTTGAGCCAAAGACAGCTAACGCTAAGTATGGCGATAAGTCATGCAGGAAAACCATTGATGTCAATGGTCTTTGTAAATATAGAAGGGAAAATGGGCTGTTTGAAACACTACCTGACCCAGAGACTGGGCAAGTTCCAGTAACAGAAAGTGAGTTGAGGCTTTCTTACAATAAACTGCTGTCAGAGTACAACAAGGTTAAGACAAAGAGTGACGATTTAGCGGGTGCTCTGTATAGAGCTGTTAAAGAAGATGTTGAGTCCGTTAAGTATGTTCCAGTGCCAAAACCAAAGTTTGACAGAACAACGAAGGATGAGGAAGTTGCAGTAGCAATCATTGCTGACTGGCAGCTTGCCAAGATTACTCCAGACTATAACTCACAGGTGTGTGAAGAGAGAATTTATAAGTTTGCTGAAAAGATTGTTCAGCTCACCGAAATTCAAAGAAAAGATCACCCTGTGAAAGAAATTAGAATCTGGGCTCTTGGTGACATTATTGAGGGGGAGCTGATTTTTCCAGGTCAGTCATTCTTAATTGATGGTGGTTTGTATAGACAAATTACTGTTGATGGTCCAAGAATTATGAAAAACTTTATCAATATTCTTCTTGAGAACTTTGAAAAAGTAACATTTGTTGGAGTGATTGGTAATCACGGTTCAATCGGTGGTCGGGCAAGAAGAGACCATGATCCTGAAACGAATGGTGACAGAATGCTTTATCGCATCACGCAATTGATGTTTGAAAAAGAAAAGAGAATTGAGTTCAAGATTCCTGATGGTCGTGGAGAGCGACATTGGTATGCCGTTGACAAGATTGGTAACTACAAGAGCTTGCTATGTCATGGCGATCAGTTCGGAAGCCTATCTACCTTTTACTCTTTCCAGAAGAAAGCATACGGATGGAAGATTGGTGCGGTTGAAGAAGCGTTTGATGATATCTATCTAGGACACTTCCATACTCCAACAAAGATGACATTCAATACTGTTCAGGTAAGAATCTCAGGAAGTCCTGAGTCTACAAATACATATGCTGCAGAAAGCCTTGCAGCTGTCGGTAGACCTTCACAGGCGCTGATGTTCGTACATCCAGGAAAGGGTATTGTAACAGCAGAATATAATTGTTGGCTGGACTAACATGACTAAAGCAACTGGTATCTATTGCAGGAATTGCACTGGAAGAATGTTTACTGGTCAGCAGTATTATGCATTTCAAAAAAACTATATTGACCTTACCTGCATTAGGTGCTCTGTATCTATTGATGTTGAGGTCAAAAAGTTAAATAAAATTTTATCATACCTTGGATTCAAGACAGTAGAGGCGAGACATGATCTCAAAGAAGCCAATAGCAAATAAATTTTATAAATACGCTGGGAATATTGTAAAGATTAAAAAAATATCCAAGGGTAAAAACAAGATTTATCTTGAGCAGTTGAATACTAAAGATATTATTGACATTCCATATGAACAGTCTGAAATATTGATTATTAGATTGTATACTGTTGGGGAAGTAGCTAAGATTGTTGAGCGTAGACCCGATACTCTTAGAAAGTATGAAAGAAAAAATCTAATCCCATCAGCAAGTAAATTTGGGGATGAATATAGTGGATATTCAAACTGGAGATACTATGATGAGAGCGAAGTCTATGAAATGATTGAATTTTTCAATCAAAGAACACAAGGTCGCCCTATTGTTCAATCAAGCAGTAGGGTTGGTAATACAATAAAATTATTGGAACAAAAAGTAAAACTTCACAAGTGAGGAACACATGACTACATCAAAAGAAAAGACAACAGAAATTTGGGCTTCGCTCGGAATTACCAAGAATCTTGGTAACTATGAGTCGCTCAGACTAGATGCTGGAGCAAGAGTTCAGGCATCTGACGCTGATGACCCAGCAGCTTGGGCTAAGGTTTGGGAGTCAATTGATGCTCAGATTGAAGCTAAGTTGCAAGAGCTAGACAATGAAAGCCCAAAGTGATTGGGTAAAAAAAGCTGTCTGTGCAAAAGATGAACGATCAATTGCTTGGCTATCTTATGACATTGATGACATAAAATATGCCAAGCAAGGTTGTTCATTGTGCAAAGTTAAAAAAGAATGTTTTTTAAATGCATGGCAAAATAATCCATATGTCGGTGTAAATGCTGGCATATCAGAGTATGATTTCCTAATTCTTACATGGAAGGAGGCGAAGAAAGTAAATGGAAGCAACTGGTCAAGAACTAATAAACTTCTTCAAGGAATCTTGCAAAAAATCAAATAAGTTATTTATTCCAGATTCTCCGAGACAGGAATCCGTTGCAGATGCAATTGCTGATTTCTATAAGAGACAGGAGCTCTTTGATGCGATACAATTGTTCGTCAAATCAAATAGTGGACCTTTTTTGATATTTGATTTCGCTGTTGAATCAAGATCATATGTTGATCGGGTTAAATTTGAGAATAAGTCAACTGATAAGTTTAAAAATATCGTAGAAGAAACAAGGAAGAGAATGGTCTCTGAATGAATTATGAAACAAGATTGCTTAACTCAATTGTTGAAAGCAATGGTTATGTAGAAGCTGTTAACCAAGGTGTGGAGAATGTCTTTGTAGAGAATAGAGATATTTGGAACTTCATTGTTTCTCACTATGACGAGCATAAGAAAGTTCCGTCAAAGGATACGATCAAACATCACTACGCTGATTTTGATTTCGTACTCACCCCAGAGCCTCTTAAATACTATGTTGATGAAGCAAGGCGAGAATCGCTCTCCTATCAGACTAGATCTATTGTTTCCAAAGCTCACGCAATTCTTAGTGATCTTGGTCCAAAAGAATCGTTATCATACCTGATGGAAGAAACCTCAAGACTCTACAAATTCTCTAGCAGTCTTAAGGATACAGATTTGGCTGGTGAATGGAGAGATAGAGCGCAAAGCCTTAAAGAGAGATCGTTGCGAGATAACAACGAGCTTCAAGGGGTACCTAGTGGTATCAATGTTATTGATAAAACATTCGGTGGTTGGCAACCAGGGGACTTTGTTGTTTTGCTTGGCTGGACTGGCGTTGGTAAATCATTTATTGCACGATTGTTTGCGGTAAATGCATGGAGGGCTGGTTATAGACCGCTTATTATTTCTCTTGAAATGAATAAGATTCAAGAAGGTCAGCGACTTGATACTTTGCTTAACAATGGAGAGGGTAACTTTACTAATACAGACCTTGTAAGAGCAAACCCTGCTGTTGTAGATAAGTATGAGAAGTGGGCAGAGGAAATGTTTGAGGGTAAGCATGCAATCCATCTTGTAACATCAGAAGGTCTTGAGACAGCAGATCAAAACATGGTGCAGGCAAAGATTGACCAATATCATCCTGACCTTGTTATTCTTGATTATCATGGTCTGTTTGATGACTCCAGTGGTGCTAAAACAGAAACTGAGAAGGCTAAGAATCTCTCTAAGGCTTTTAAGCGAATGGCAGTCAAAAACAATGTCCCAATTATAGATGTCGCTGCAGTAACCATGTCAGAGGGTCACTCAGAGCGACCACCAGAGCTTGAGGAAGTTGCATGGAGTAAGCAGTTAGCTTATGATGCCGACCTCGTTCTTGCAATTCACAGAGAACCATCCTCAGATGTGTTTCAGGTTGTTTCACGAAAGGTGAGAAGAGCACATCACTTTGGTTTCTACCTTAGATGGAACCTAGAGACTGGAAAGTGGGCAGAAGAATGGGACATTTAATGCCAGGCATGCTCATGGGAACTGCAAAAGACATAGAGACAATTGCTAAACTTAGACCTTGGATGGAAGACGAAGCGAGAATTAAATATGGCTACACAGGGAAGACAAGACTTTTTACGGACTATGATAAACAATCCGAAATATTTTCATTCTCAATCATTTTTGACGATGAATCTAGAGATTGAAGTAAAAGAACTTTTCAGTAAGTATGGGATTCAAATCCATGCTGAGTCTGGTAATGAAGTTACTATCTATTGCCCGTTCCATAAGAACAGGAACACGCCATCTTTCTATCTGAATAAAAAGACTGGGTTATGGCAGTGTTTCAATCCATCTTGTGGAGAAAAGGGTAATTTCAAGAAACTGTATCGTCAGATAACTGGTAAGTCATATGGTCGGCAAACTGTATTAGACCCAACCGCTTTGAAGAACGAGTTAGATCGTGCGCTCAGACCGCCAGTTGCAGAGCAAGAGCTTAATCTTGATAATGTTCTTATTGACTACGAAGACAGTAGCAAAACATCAAAATTGACTCCGTTTATTGAAAGGGGTCTGTCGCTAGATACTCTTGAGCATTTTGAGATTGGGTTTTCTGAAAACAAGAATCGTATTGTAGTGCCAGTCCGTAACCCTCAATATAAGCTAGTTGGGTTGATTGGTCGTGCAATAGAGTCAGAGCAGGAACCCCGATATCTGTATAACACTGGCTTTAAGAGAGCCCTTGTTCTGTTCAATATTCAGAATGCGAAGCATCACCCTGATGTTATAATAGTAGAAGGGAGTGTTGATGCGATGAAGGTCCACGAAGCTGGATTTCCAAATGTCGTAGCAACACTCGGAGCACAGGTGTCCGCACAGCAAGTATCTATGTTAAAGAAATACTTTGACAAAATTATTATCTTTTCTGATAACGATGAAGCTGGTAATGCGATGCGAGATGCTATAATTAATTCTTGCTGTGGTAAAGAACTGTACACAGCGAGCATTTCTGATGGGTTGAAAGATCCAGGGGAAATGTCAATAAAGCAAATACAAGACAGTATCAATAACAAACAAATAATCATATAGGAGACATTATGTCATTTACATCACTTAAAACACTAAAAGACCTTGAGAAAGCCGTTGTGCCAACTCAAGGCACAGCAAAGGGGGTAAAGAAATACTTTACTCTTCAATCAGGCGATTCATTCAAGATTCGCTTTAGACAGGAACTCACAGAAGACGCTAAGTTTTTTGATGAGGAAATCGGTACTGGTATTTCAGTTCCAGTAGTTACATCACCAATCAACTGGAAGTGGAGAGTTGCATCTACCGCTTCATTTGAAAAGTTTAACTATCGTTGCTGGGCTACTGAGCAATCAGTATCTGATAAGGCTTGGAGACCTAAGCCGCACCTATTGATCAACATTGCAGTTGAAGTTGAGCCAGGAGTTTGGGAACCACGAATTCTTGACACTACCTTCAATCAGCGCCATGTTGGTCTTACTCTGATTGAGTATGCTAAGGAGTTTGGAACAATTACAGACCGTGAGTACAAGTATTCACGAACTGGTTCTTCAGCTTCCGATACTAACTATAGCCTTATCCCTTTGAATGTTTCTGAAGCAACAAAGGTAATCAAGGATTTGCCAATGCATGATTTGGAAAGTGTTTACATGACTCTTCCATATGAAAAGCAACAGATTTTCTTGACAACTGGTGAGCTAAATAAAGATAGTTGGTGATTGTTATTCATTGGGGAGGGGGGAACCCCTCCCCTTTAACAAAGGATTTTTGTGAAGCGTAAGTCAATTGTTCTTGACCTTGATGGCGTAATTGCCGATATTGATACTGCAATATCTAATTATCTTCATTACAACTTTGGTGTTGATGAAGACTACAGTAGCTGGTTGATTTCTGATACAAAAGATAAAGAAGCGTTAAAGCTATTTTCCAATGAATTGTTTTGGAAGAATCTTATTCCATTTGAGGATGCTTGGTACCAAATTAATAAATGGTTTTCAGATGATATTGATGTTCATATTGTAACAGCAAGGAAGAGAGAGGCTTCTGTAAGAATGACAGAGCCCTGGCTTGACGCTTGGAGAATAAACACTCTCAGACCTAAGTTTGCAAAAATAAACAAGAAGCATGAAATTGTTTCTGAAATTAAACCTATATTTATGGTTGAGGATAATCCTCACGAAGTTATTTCTTTAAGAGAACACGGTATAAACTGCTATCTCCGAAAAGCATGGTACAATAAGCCTTTCTGGAATGATTTACCTTGTATTGAAAACCTTTACGAATTGGAGATTTAAGTGACAGAGTTTGTCCACTTGCATTGTCATAGCGAGCACTCGCTACTAGACGGAATGTCAACACCCGAAGAAATTGCGCAGATGTCAAGCTCTAATGGGCAGTTTGCTGCAGCGATTACAGATCACGGAACAATGGCTGGAGTGCTTAGATTTCAAGATGCGTGTCAGAAAAATGCTGTACGACCAGTTTTTGGTGTTGAGGCATATTTTGTACCATCAGTAAAGAACGATGGTGATGGCAAGCATGAGAGGTTTCACCTAATCCTTCTTGCCAAGAATAATACTGGTCTTAATAAGTTATTTAAAATGTCACAGATTGGCTGGCAGGATAATTTCTATTACAAGCCAAGAATTGATTTTGATCTTCTAGAAGACATGGTTGATGATGACATCATTGCACTCTCTGGCTGTAGAGGGAGTTCTATTTCAAAAGCAATTGAGGCTGGAGAATATGGGCGGGCAGAGCAATTGTCTGAACGGTTTGTCAAGATATTTAAAGATGACTTCTACTTTGAGTTACAAGCTTGGAACCCAAAAGAGATTAATGATGGATTGCTTGACTTAGCGTCATCATTTGGAAAGAAGGCAGTAGCAACTGCTGACTGCCATTTCCCAACGCATGCAGATAAGGGTGTAGAAGAAGTTCTCCTTCTTGTATCCCAGTACCCAAGTATTGGTGCTCAAACAATTAATGCTGCAAAAGAAAATCTTGCAACACTACATACTTGTGGTCCAGATTTGATTGACAGAGTTAATCACCTGTACCCTGATAGGTATTTGCGGTTTGATGATATCAATCCATATATTGCTGACGCTACGACTGTGCTTTCTTGGTTTAAAGAAGCTGGGTACGATAGGCAGGATATTCTAGAAAATACAATTGAGGTTGCAAGTAAGTGTAGTGCTGAGATTGTAAAGAGAAGAAATCTTCTTCCAAAGTACATGAAGTCACTTAACTCAGACGAGTACTTATCCGAACTTACAAACTTTAGATTGAAAGAACTCAATCTTGGTGATGAGTACAAGACAAGGCTTGATGAAGAGCTTGGGATTATCAAGCAACTTGGATTCTCTGATTACTTCCTAATTGTATGGGATTTGATTTCCTGGGCTGATGCGAATGGCATTGGTCGTGGTACTGGTCGTGGTTCTGTTGGTGGTAGCGTAATGGCATTCCTTCTCAACATTACAAAAGTAGATCCAATCAAATACAATCTATTGTTTGCACGATTCATTAACCCTGATCGTAACGACTATCCTGACATTGACTTGGACTTTGAAGATAAGCGTAGAAATGAAGTTAAATCTTATTTAAGAGAAAGATGGGGGCGTGACAATGTTGCTGCAATCACTACTTATGGTACTTTTAAGCCTAAGTCGGCTATTAAAGATGTTGCTAGAGTTCTTCAAGTTTCATACGAAGAGACTAATAACATCACTCCTTTTTTTGAGACAATTGAGGAGCTTATGGAATCGTCTAAAGGTAAGATATTTTGTAATAAGTATCCAGATGTTCCAAAAGTTGCTAAAAGACTAGAGGGAAGAATTAGAAACGCTGGTGTTCATGCGGCTGGCATGGTGGTTTCTTCTATTCCATTAAATGAAGTATGCCCAATTGAAACAAGAAAAGAAACAGATGGTGGAGAGCGTGTAACTGTTACAGCATTTGATATGACAGATGCAGAAGCCGTTGGGCTTATTAAGATTGACATCTTGGGTCTAAAGACCGTATCTGTGATTAAAGACTGCTTAGCGAAGATTAAGGAGCTTAAGGGGGTTGATGTAGAAGCTCAATCACTGGCACTTGACGATCAAGCGGTATTTAATAACTTTAATAACGGTAATACCGTAGGCGTGTTTCAAACTGATGCTGCAGCCTACAGAAATCTAATTGAAAGAATGGGGATTGATAACTTCAATGACCTTGTTGTATCAAACGCATTAGTTAGACCAGGAGCTTTGCTTTCGCAGGGTCAGAAATATATTGATTGCAAGAAGGGTTTTACTGAACCTTACTATCCTGATAAATCAGTAAAAGATATTCTTGAGGAAACATACGGTACTGTAATTTTCCAAGAGCAATTGATGCAAATGTCAGTAAGGATATCGGGATTCACTTGGTCAGATGCTGACAAACTAAGAAAGATTATCGGAAAGAAAAGAGATGTTGCAGAATTCAAGCAGTATAAAGATAAGTTTATCAATAATGCGATCATTCCAAAAGCAGAAGCGAAGCAAATGTGGTCTGAGTTTGAAATGTCTGCTCTATATATGTTCAATAAATCACACGCTGTAGCATATTCAATGCTTTCGTATCAAACAATGTGGTTGAAAGTTAACTATCCACTTGAGTTCATATGGTCTCTTTTATACAACGAAGACTCATCTGAGAAAATCACTGCCTACCTCATGGAAGCTCAAAGGTTAAAGATTAATATCCTTCCACCAGATGTTAACTATTCGGAAGAATACTTTACAACATATGATAAAGATGGAGTAGAGGGAATTAGATTTGGTCTGTCCAATGTTGCTGGTTGTGGTACATCAGCTATTAAAGAAATAACATCTAAGAGACCATTCAATTGTCTAGATGAATTTAATAATAAATGCTCTAAATCCGCTGTTAAAGCTCCGCTTAGAGAAAACTTAGAAAAGGTTGGTGCTTATGCGTCACTTAATCATGTATCTCAATATCAGCACGAAAGATACTATCTACCAGTCCTGGGATTCTCCATCCAGTCAGGTGAAGAAAAGAATGAGATGGATGAGTTCGTTGGCAACCTTGCTGACTTCCATGAAATCAATTCTC